AGCATTTGTGGGAACTCGTTAATTGACTTTACAAGCTTTGCAAACTTATCATCTTTAATTATCCTGGGGTTGTTAGGGTTTGCTTTTACTGTGTTGATTGGTACGTTTTGTATCATAGTATTCCGTTTATAATATCGTTCGCTTCGTCTAAAGCATCCTCTTGATGTAAGTAATTATCTACATCTGATATATGTTTATTAATTAGTGTTTCTGCCATCGCATAAGTATAATGACCTATTGTAGTCATATCGTCACCATCAAAGCCTGTTTTGCATACTGCTACAAAGTAAGCTTTATGAGTGAGCAATAACCATAGTGCGTTTAACTTTCTCATCTGCCTTGTCCTTTATATGCTTTAGGTCTTGGGTTGTGCTTATTATAAGACTTCTTTGCAGAACCTCTTTTGCGTTTACCAAAGTTTACCTTACTACTATTTTCTTTAATCTTTGCCATATAGTTTGCTCCAATTTGTAGGTTGTGCTAAATCTTTAATCTTTGTATATCCTTTTTCTTTAAAAAAGCTATCCCATTCGTGTTGCTCCTTAATATTGATATGACCCCAAGACTCGTCAAAGCCCGGTACTCTTTGCGAAGTAGAACTAAACAAAATGTATTTAGGTTTTATATTTTTAAATAAAAAGTTTAATTCTTTGTCGGTCATATGCTCGGCTGTTTCTATAAAGTTCAGCAAGTCGGTAGTAATAGGCTTATCTACTATTTCAACATATGCTACATTCTGCTTCATATACTCACGATGTGACTCAAATATTTCAAAGGCTACAATGTGATACCCTGCTTGAAAGTAAGCATCGCTATAAACTCCCGTTCCTGCTCCATAATCTAATACTGACTTGATAGGAAGGTCTTTAATTTGCGCAACTGTATTACGAGCTAAGTCCTTAAATAACTCATTATGCATTCCTATTCCTGCTTTTAGTTCGTACTCTAAGAACTCCTGTTGTGTTATTAGCATCGGTAGTTTTGTTTATGTATATCTTTTAAAAACTCTTTATATTGTTTTTTGTCGCCAAAATCTATATGGCACTTTCTACAAAGTCCCATCAAGTTCTCGATTGTATCCTTTTCGTTACTGCCACCCATACCCCGTGCCTCAATGTGATGCACATCTACCGCTTGGCATCCACACACTTCGCAGGGAACGAAGTCCGTTGTTTTATACCCCATCCCCTGCAAATATATTTGTGTGTGTTTTTTCATACTTTCCCCATTAAATTTTCCGTTGGTTATTAATTAAAAAATTTAAGTATGAAATTATTTTTTATCTATTTTTTTTAGTTTGTTTATAGCCCACTCAACTCCACTCGTTCCACCCCAAGCATCCCACATTAAACCGCCACACCCTTCACTATATGGAACATCTTTATGTTGCTGATGTCTTTTAAACGATGCCATTCTTGCTATTGTATCCCTACTGATAGGTTCTCTATTAGCTAACTGCCTTGCCCTCGCTTTACCGGTAGCCTCACCGCAAGAGCCCCAACCATTTTTCTCAGCCCATTCAATAGCCCGTTTTGCGTTGTTAGTTGCTGACTCTGGGTAATCGGTATAACTTTCAGCAAAATTACCACCTGTTTCAACAAAATTACCACCTGCAAGGATAGCCTTCCATACCTGCATAGCTTTCTCTTCGGTGTCATATACGCAACCGCCGTTGCCTATTCTATATTTCCCATTTGGGCATTTACTTATTGGCATAGTTTACTATAAATATACTTTCGGTCTAAATTTATATTATCGAAGTTATAATTCTTTTGGCAGAAATCAAAAAGGTTCTGTCCGCTTTCCTTTCTCATATCTGCATCGCTTACTAAATCTCTTATATGTTTATACCAATCCTTTTGGCTTTTTACATAGTGTACCGGCATATCTAAGTAAGGATTGACAAAGCTAACTATTGCAGGGTTCTTTTTAGATGCCGTTTCTAATACCTTTAGATTTGACTTCATAGCATTAAACTTGCTATCTACCAAAGGAATTATAGAAATATCCGAATCAGTATAAGCACCCATATATTCCGTAACCCTTGCGTAATTGTATATAGTAGGGTTAAGTGTTAGCCCACAAGTAAACGCTGCTATCATTTTATCCCAAATAGGTTTCTCCCCGTCATTATATCCGGCTATTACTGTTCTTATATTCATACCTTGCAAACGCTTAAAAGGTTGCCTAAGTAAATCAATGTCTTTTTCGTGCGTTCCACTTCCGGACCAGAATAGCCTTACCTTATAATCTTCTGTCTTGTTGTCCATAAACTGCTCTTGCCCGTAAGGAAGTGCGTTTGGCAGTATGTGTACGTTCTTATTATATTTGCTTATTTCTGCTGCCAATCTTTCGTGTGTGCAGGTGCATAGGTCAGCTATCTGTATGTAACTAATAATTTGTTGCGGTATATTATTTAAAATGTAACGCTGATATAATAAATGGCTTGGGTCAAGTTCCCAATAATCATCATTATCTACAACCAATTTAAACCCGTACTTGGTTCGCCACGCATCCATTTTCGTTGCGTTTATTTCGTTTAGCATCCTATTCATTAGAACAATATCCCATCCCTGCTCTAATACTTCGTCATTAAGTACGTCTGTAATTAAGGCATAATCTTTTTTCAGGTGTACAATAGGCATCATTATCCTATGAAACCCAACACCACTATTTGCCGATGTAATACAAAGTATTCTCATTTGTTTTTAGGTTGTAAGTCATACCATTCATAAAGTCGTTTAACCATATCAAAAATACAATGGCTACACCATACGGTTAGAATAAAATCTGGGTTCATATACTTGCGGTAGATATGTTCGTACATTTTTAAGATGTCTAAATCTATGTTTCTAACATATCCATTCTGCACCATTTCGTAGTTTGCTCTATGCAGGTCCAAGTATTTGCTATGTTCTATTTCCATAAGTTCCACATTATTTTTGAAATCATTGGAGCAACTGCACCCGGTATAAATACAAACGCAATTACATCGGTACATATTGCAGGTAGTAAATATAAAACTAAACCTGTCCAAGCTGCTAAACAACTCGTGCAGCTAAAAGGCTTGAAATCTAATTTCCACTTCCTATGAAATTGGTGTATTTCTACAAAGAATATTGCAAAGCATATCGATGCTATAATTATCATTTTCGTAATTTTTTTTTAAGTTCTTTTTTTGTTAGCTTTAATACCCGATGTATTGTCATATAAGGTATTCCTGTAACCCTGCTTAATTCCTTTGCGTTGCAGTTGTGATTAATAGCGTATAGCTCTAATAGCTTACTACTAAACCAATGTAGATTAGAAAGCTCGTCTTGTACTTTATTAAGTAAATCTTCATCCCTATCGTGTATTTCAACTTCTGGATGTAATGGCTTTCTGTATAATTTATAAAATTGACTTGTTTTGCTTTGTGTCATATTAAGCATAGTCCTAACTAAGTAAAACCTTAATACGTTTCGGTTATACATATCGACTAACTTATCTTCTTCCATTTCGCATAGCACCTTAAATATTTCGCTGCGAAGGTCGTCTTGCAAGTCCTCTGGCTGCATCTTTGCAATAGCCTCTTTAAGTTCTTGGCTATTCCACAACTTTTCAATTATGCTATTGCGGTTCATATTCGGTTAATGAAAGTTTGCCATTGTCCTCAGTTGCTATGTAGCATAAACATTTAGATGCCTTTGCTAAGTTTAAGAATGCTATTTGATAACTACTTAACTTATCGCCTATTGCTTTTGTTTCGCAGTAAACGGCTACTCCTTGATTGGTAAACCCAACCACATCTGGAACTCCTTTAAGTCCAATAAATGTGCGACCTCTTACGGCAAGGTTATTATTTCGCCATACAAAAGCCCCGTTTTTATTTAAGGTCTTAATTGCTTCTTTGGTTAATTCGTTTGCCGTCATATTACAAAACTATATTAAGAAAATGAAACTTTGCCATTTTTAATTTGCAAATCGAAAAATAAAGCAACCGCTACGGCTCTGGCTTGGTTTTTTAGCCACTGCTCAGTCCATTCATCTCTGTATTGCTTTGCGCTGATTATGTCCATTCTATTTGCTTTGTAGGTTATAATCTCCATTAGTTTCTTTTTAGCTTCTGCTCCATCTTCTTTTGTCCACTTCTTTATGCCTGTAGCGTTTAGCTTTGTAAATACGGATAATGGATTAAACAACTTATCAAATGTTCTGTTTTCTAACAATTTATATTCCTGGTAACTGTAATCAATTATCTCTAAGTCAGTTAAGTGCGGTATTGCTTCTACTCGTTCTTGTGGCATCATCTTGCGTATTTCGTTTGCTTTTTTCTTGTACCTATCCATTACCTGACTAAAGTATGAAGGGCTAAAGTTTTGGTAGTGGTCTATAAAGTCATTGGCTACCATTTGTTTAAACGCTAATAAAACTTCGTTTATTGTAAAGTTTCCGTATTCGGTTCTTATCCAATCTTCTAAAACCGACATCTTAATTTTGTCAGGCATTACGTTTAAACCTACAAGCTGCATTATATAAATTAAGTTTTGGTTAAGCATTGTCTGGTTAATGCTTCTAATCCTTTCACCCGAGAAGGCGGTCATAATCTGCTGCTCCATAGGAAGTAGAGTGTAAGATGTTGTACCCGTCAAGGTTAAACTGTTCCCCTTTTGTAAGTTTTCGCTGATTGTTTGAAGTTCCTTTTGCATATGTGTTTAAGTTAGTTATCCAATTATTTGCTGCCGCTTTCCAATTTTTCATTGGGTTTTTACCGACTTTCCAACCATTACTTTCATAGTAATTTACAAATTTTTCGGCTTCAATCTTAGCCTTGTCTACTCCTATCCGTATGGATATATACTCAAAAGCCTGTTCAAAATTACATCTACTTTTAATAGTATTTATATCTTTATTTATATTTTCATTTACATTTTCCATATGAGGCTTCATATGAACATTCATATGCGTTTCATATGAAGTAGTATCTTTAGGTTTTCCCTTAGATTTTATATTGTTTCGCCTCGATTCTGTAAAGGTTTTACGTTTATCCTTTTCAATGTCAAGCCTGACATTATACCATAAACCTTCATCATCTTGTATAAATTTGCATTTCACTTGTTCCCACAAGTGACCAACCGTATGTTGTATCATATGCGTATTCATATGACCTCGATTAAATTGAAGCATTAGCAGGTCCATATAAGCACCTTTCTCTTCAAATGTCATTCCCATTGTGCCACTTACATAGTCACCGGGATAAAATAAAAAAGCTGGGTCTTTTGCCATAAAAAAATAAACCCCGATAGCTGCGAACTATCAGGGTTATTGTTATTTAACCACTAAACACATAGTCGGTTCGCAGTTCGCCTATGTGTCTTTTATACTGCAAATATACACTAAATTTCTACAAGTTCAATTTTCTGGCAAATAATTTTCATTTTATTTTTAAACCAATCTTCTGTTTCTATTAGGTTATTTGCTTGTTTTATGTTATGTATTGCGGTAGTATGGTCTTTTGTACCCGTGTATCCGCTTATCTCTTTGAGGCTCAATTTAGTGTACCTTCTAAGTAAATAAGCAGCAGCCTTTCGACCGAACGTTGTTTTTAAAGACCTATCCTTTCGTAATACATCACACTCAAATACGCTGTCTACAATTTCAATAATCCTTGTTGCGCCTACATCTGCGCCTATTGGTTCGTTATCTTCTAAGCCTAACAACCCTAACTGCTTCATCATATCGTGCAGTTGTATATGGGTATTACGTTGAGCATAATATAAATCTTTTAATTGTCTTATTGAAACATCTCTCTTTCTCGTTAGCATAATTAAAACGGCAGTCCTTCCGTATCTTCTTTTGGTTTGAAATCATTTACATAAATCTTATAATCTGGTT